TAAGTGTATTGGTTCCGCAACCACCTAGCACCAATAATGTTGCAAGTGCTGTGGCGGTTAAAATATGCTGTTTCATTTTGACACCTCTAAAATGTTGTTTATGTGTTTATTATAAGCTGAGTTGATTTATTGGTCAAGCAGTGTGGGATTTTTACTACAATTGCTCAAAAGAAAATCCAGTTCATATACATAGTATACACGAACTGGATTTATTGGTCAAGTCTTTTTAGACCGGATATTACTTGGTTTTGGCTGTATTTTGAGCAGTGTAGGCTTTCATAATGCCTTCGCCAAATTTGGAATAGTCAAATTTAGAGCCTTCTTTGGCTGCTTTGACTGTTTCATCAACAATTTCTTTTGCAGCATCAGAGGTTGCTTTGAATGCTTTTTTGGTGTAATCGGCTTGGCTGTCAACGAAATGATTCATTGATTCAGCAATGTGATCGTTCGTGATGAAAGTTTTGACCCAAGTCTTTTTTGCGGCTTGGACAGCATCTACGAAGTTGTCTGGTGTAAACATAATTTTCTCCTATTAAGCGAGTTTACTAAAAATTAAGACCCGCCTTATTGCGGCATCCTATGTTTGTTATTATAACACATTTATTTATGATTTACCTTGCACCGCAACAATTTCTGCTGGTCAATTTGTCCAAAAAGTTTTATTTTGGTATGCCAGGAAGAATCACTTTGATGGTTGGTTAAACCATTCTTCCCATTCTTCGTCTGACACAGGCCACATTATGGATGAACTTCGAACGGGTGATCATTGAACATTGGTGTTTCGGACGACATGACTTTTTTTGCCAGTTCATGGTGTCCCAGCCTGGCCAGTGTGGCAGCTGCTCTTGCTTTGCCTAGTGCTTCAAAAAACTCTATAATTGTGTTAAACATTTTAAACTCCGGAGTAGGGCTTTTTGCCCTGTACCAACATGTGGTATGCGTGTTCCCAATCTTTTTTATATTCAGATTTTGCCCAACGCATGATTTCTTTATCGTACTCTGTATCACAAAACACAGCAACGATCTTCTTTAGTAAATTATACATACCATCTCGACACTTGCCGAGTGCGGCTTTCGCCACTGATGAGCATTGCATTGACCAACGCACGTCCAAACGATTTCAATGAGTTTTTAATTTTAGTAGCCATAACGCGAGCCTCTTAATGCACGTTCGTAGCTGATCACTAGCTGTTCTAGTTCTGCTGTGCAGGTGGGGTTCTTGCTGGAAATGTATTGTTCCAGTAGAGTCTGCTGTGTATTCTGTGCAAAAACTCGTTGTACAAGTTCTTTTAGTTTTTTAAACATTGTGTGTTTTTCCTTTAGGTTATGTTATCAGTGTAAACACTAATAGTGTTTCTACTGAGTTATTTATCGTCTCTTAGTAGAAACCATTAGTTATTATAACATATTTTTTATACCTACAAACTCAATTTGGGTAAATATGTTCAACACATAACCAAAAAGGACTTTTTATGTTTATTTTTTCATGGATCAAAAATTTATTTGTAAAACCGGAACCTGAACCCATTACTGTATTTGAGGCAGTATACGCCAGCTACGGAGTCCAAATAGACGAACCGCCTGTTGATACTGCTGTTGATATGAATACCAATTGGCCTTTCCCAAGCCAGGCGGATATGGCAGCAGACAAGACTGTTAAAAAAGTTGCAAAACCAAAAGCAGTAAAAGCAGTTCCTGCTAAAAAAGTAGCAGCCAAGAAGGCACCCAAGTCAAAATAACATTCTTGCTAGTGCTATAGAATCTATAGTGACCAGCAGAATGTAATTACTCAGCATCCCGAAGCTCTGTCGGGTCCAGCATGCCCACCCAAAAATTACGCATTGTATAATAAACATAGGATACAAAAGCAAAAATGGCGGAGTGGGCACTGTCAACATCATAATAAAACTACACGAAATACTCATTGCCCATGCAACAAGTTCCATTATAAATCGGAATGGGTTTTTGTGCCAGTCGTCTTTTATCCACTCAACAGTGGGCTGGAATATGGCTAAATTAATCATTTTTGTACTTGGAAGAAATTGATGCTGTATAAAGTTTAACTAGTATAGACATTACTGTTATACTTAATATTGATATCGATATCGGGGACTGTACAAATGTATCCCATTCTCCTTGACTAATTATTAAAGATCGACGAAAAGTTTCTTCCAACAACGGCCCAACTATAAATCCAAGCGCCATTGGTGTAGGGTTAATATCTAACCATTTAAGCAGATAGCCCAAAAGGGTAAACGGAATCAACATCCATACATCAAACATGTTGTTGTTTAAACTGTATGCTCCATACAAACATGCTGACATAATTACAGGAAATAATATTATTCTTGGTACTTGCAATACCTTGACCCATATTCCTATCATTGGTAAATTTAAAATTAGCAGTATACAATTACCAATCCACATACTTGCAATTAGCCCCCAAAACAACTCAGGATTAGTTGATATCACGTGAGGACCGGGTTGGATGCCTTGCATCACCAAAGCGCCTACCATCAACGCCATCAATGGAGTAGTTGGTATTCCAAAACTTAACATTGGTATGAAGCCGGTTTGAGCAGCAGCATTGTTTGCTGATTCGGGTGCTGCAATGCCTTCAACTATGCCTGTGCCAAATTTTTCTGGGTGTTTACTGATTTGTTTTTCAAATGCGTAACTAAAAAAAGAACTGACAGTAACTCCGGCGCCTGGGATCAATCCTATTATACTGCCCACTGTTGTGCCACGAAAAGTAGCCCCTATTGAATTATTGAATTCTTTTCGAGTAGGATACATATCCTTTAAAGTTATCGGTTTGGGCGATGGTGTCTTGGGCTCGTGCAACATGTTCCATAAAATTTCAGATAACCCAAATACTCCCATTGCTAATACACCAAACGAAAGGCCATCAAGTAATTCGTATGAGCCAAACTCAAATCTTGGTACTCCGGAATTAACGTCAGTGCCAACGAGACCAAACAATATTCCAATCAACAACACAATACCACTACCAAGTGCATCACCGTCAGTGATAGTCACGCATATTACCAATCCCATAATCAACAATGCTGTATATTCAGCAGGACCAAATTTGATTGCAAAATTGGCCATTGGTTCTCCTGCAACAGCAATCAACAATGTTGCAACTGTTCCGGCAAAAAAACTTGACATTGCAGCAATTGATAAGGCAGCGCCTGCTCTGCCATTCAATGCCATTTTGTTTCCATCAAGCATAGTGACCAGTGACGATGCTTCGCCCGGAAGTCGTAACAAGATAGCAGTTGTGCTTCCGCCATATTGAGCACCATAATATATCCCGGCCAGCAATATAATTGAAGCCAATGGATCGCCTGTGCTGTATGTCATTGGCAACAATATGGAAACAGTTGCCATTGGACCAAGTCCTGGCAATACTCCGACAAGAGTGCCCAACAACACTCCACCAACACAAAACATTAAATTATTAACAGTGCCAGCTTGATAAAAACCAAATATTAAAGCATCAACGAAGCTCATGCATTGTCCGCATCAGTAATACCACACCAATTGCTATAATAATACAAGATACCACCAACGGATAATATCCAGGACCCATATTGCTGGTTGCCCCCAATGAATATTTTAGAGAATTGATAGCAAAAAATAATCCAGTTAAGATTGCCAATATACTTGTTATAAACTTTTTATGCATTTAGTTTTTGCTCAAATAATTCTCCACTGGAAATATTTTTGCCTTTGGATTCGCACATGATATCTGCCGTGTCATTGAACGACAACGCCCATTGGTTGACTGTACGGTTAGGGTAAAAGTCACTGTGTGCACGTAATTTTTGTTTCTTGTAACCTTGTTCCAGCAACTGTGCCATATCAGGAAAAACATTGTCAATATGCCCTACATGTTCTGCACGGCTGTAACTGTAATGAACAACAGGGCGTACTCCACGCCATGCATCAATCACACGCTTGTATCTATCGTCGGAGGGTTGAATGTATTCTCCTGTACGGATCCAGTGGTGGTGTACATCCAGAACGAGGGCACAATGCTTTTCGAGTTCAAGGCTTGATTCAATGCCCCAGGAGTTTTCGTCGTTTTCGATTGTGATGCAGTTTCTTGCTTCGGGGCTGAGTCTTTGTAAGGTGTCAATGATACCGGTTGGACCTCGTCTACCGGAGATGTGTACGTTGATTTTAAAGTCCTGAAAACTTTTACCGAATCCCATCCAGCGGGCCATATCCACATGATATTCGAACTCCTCTATTGATCTTTCCACAATGACATCGTGCTCACTGGCCAGCACACAGAACTGACCAGGGTGAAAACTCAGTCGTACATCAAGTCTACGTGCTGCTTCGCCAATGGGCGCAAATATGCGTTCTAAATGATTCTGCACATCTGGCTGTTGCCACCAGCTTTTCCATTCGTCTTGTGTATAGCCTTGCAGCATCTCGGATCCTAAACGAACCATTCTGCGCTCCGCAGGCAATGTGGCCACACGTTCAATCATCTTAACAGCAGCGCTGGTATTATGATTCATGATGTCCCACTGCCGCTGCTCGGCTTCTGCTTTGTGTTCGCGCAACCAGCGCATAGTAGTCGAGCGCCCGTTAAGGTCTCGGTCCAATGCATTGACTTTCATGCCGCCTACTTCAGACGAGTCATTTATCCATTTGCAAGCAAAACCAATTCTTTTAATCATTAACAATGTCCGGTGTGATTGCGTCAATAGTGTTTACTACAGTTTTTCCTGCATAGATAGCAGTTCCAACGGTGACGTCAGCAATAGCTATTGCTGTGGCGCATCCGGGCAACAGGGCTGATACAAACAAGAGATATACTGTAATATGCTTCATGCTGTATTATAGCATGGGTGCTTTTTACTGTCAATCTGACAGTAATTCTACTACGTTTTCAAGGGTATCTTGTGTAATATTATCAAAATTGTTCAATTCGGGCATGGTTTCTCCTTCATGGTCAACCAAAACCCACTGCACATCTGGGTTATTCCGGATAGCATCCGCAACAAATCTGCGGTAATTGTGTGCTCGGTGTGCCAATAGTTTGTCAGTGCTTACAGGTTTTTCTGTCCAATCAAATCCCAGCAGCAACACAATATCACTTTGCGAAGACACAAGTTGCATAGCAATAAGTTCGTCTTGGTTGTTCACTTCAAATGTAAACTGGCCGCCAAACAATTGAACTGACTCTGGCCGGTCCAACTCTGAATACATTGATTCGGGAATATACATGTTGCACATTTTGTTCATGTTGCGTTTCAACAACTCGCGAGCTTTGCCGGCATCGTTGCATACCACATTGTCAGTGCTGCATCCTCGCCATGTTCGCCAACTGCCCCAGATACTGGCAATGTCTTTGATGACATTGATGTCAACATCCGGTGCAATGACAGTGGAATCAGCAACTACCCAGTTAACTCTCATTCTGCTGCCTTGAGAACTTTCCACTGATGCCCGCCTAAACATACCCAAGCAAACGCACTTTTAGGTGTTGGATCAACATTGAACACAATGTCGCCTTTGGTACCAGCATATCCAGGAACAGATGTTCCGTGCCCAATCATGTATTGTGCTACCCGCAATTTCTTAATACCAGTGACACCGTCGGTACCAAGTGTGATTTGTGGCATACGATTGATGCTTATGTTCAATGCTTGATCACGATTTGTTCCGATATATGCTTCGTGGTTTTTGTATTTGCCTGCAGAAACACTCACTTCTTCATCCCATACATTGAGCGCAGCATCCGGCTGTTCAGTATTGACACCCAATCGTTTCTTAACTACAACAACTGTTTCGTTCAAACTTGTTTCGCCGTCGACGACTAATCCTTGCAGGCGCCCAACTCTGCGCAAACTGCTTTGTGTAACAGTTCTAGCCAGTTCACCACCCAACACCAATGGGTAACCATCAACTTTTACGTTGGCAAAGTCAATGCCATTGGTTTTGATCTCGTTTGCCACTTGATCTACCAACGTGTCTTTCCAATCTTTACTAAGTTGTGCAAGTGTCTTGGCACTGATATCAGCTGCCAACACATTCCAACTGAGATTATCTGTGTTGATTGATCCTGTTACAGCCAAGTCTCTGACTGTTACGGATTCTACAAAATTTGCAGACCGAGCTGTTAACGTATTTTCGACCACTGTGGTTTCGTCCATGATAGTCAATTGGCATGCAGTGGCTTTGTCGTCGATGCCAGTACTTGAAAACCCTGATAGCATTTCTTGCTTAAACTTTGCCATGTTTTCATCTACACGTTCGTGAATAATAGTGGAGATATCAATTGATCCAACTGTTATCATTGTTTGACGTACAACTGCTTGATTAATTACTTTTTCAATTCGTTCTAACCACACTGGGTCTTTGAACAGTTTGACCACAGTCAATTGAGTTTGCTTTTCTACTTCTTTATCCACTGTGACTTTGATAAGATCGTTGTCAACAAATGTTGATACTCCGGGTATGTGCCCGTTTGCAAACAACTCACCAACACTTGTCTTGACAGCTTCGATAATTTCGGGCATTGCAGCCGAATTAGCAAACTTTGAAAGTATACGATCTTGAGTGTATTTTACTATTTTTTGCTCAATTGGCTGTGCCCACTCATCTGACGTCAATACGCCGGACACGTGACTGCTGACAGTTTCAGTAATTTGCTGTTCTATCATTCGTTTTATTACGTCGGCATCAATCATGTTTTCTCCGTGTGTCAAGTGTTACGCAATGGAATCCGCCACCTAATGTACGACTGTGACTCAGTGTGTGTGGAATAGTATCAACGCCTTTTGACTTTAATACTGTAATTAGCTCAGTTTGGTACTGATCTACAATAACTGTCTTCGGATCCAACACCAACATATTCATTGCAATCCATTTTGAAGCGTATGGATACTCAAAAAAGCCTTGTGGCACTACATCATTGATGTATATCTTTTCCCATGAATCAAATGCCTTTGGACAGTTTGTTTCGTTTACTCGCGCAGCGTTCAACAACACCAATCCTTCACGTATGGGAACAATGGTAGAATCAATGTGTACGCCAGCGTAGAAGTTGCATAACTCAATATTGATATCAGGAAACTGTTGACACAACCAATCATATGCAGCACGGTTGCCGCTGTGGCTTTCTAAATATAACCATGTGTCGCCCAGTCTGCAAACATTGGCTGCATCCAAAATCATACCTTGATCACGTGGCATAGTCAGCACAGTTCTTGCTTGTTTCATCACTTGTTGTAATGCTTCTGTTTCTTGATTGCGGCATGGATACATCATGTTGCAGTCTACCAACACATCGCCTGCTACAATCAATCTATCCCTGGGACAATAGTTGTACATGCCTTCACGTGCTACAAAATCCATAGGCGTTGGCCTACGCACAGTTGCGCCGTAATTGACCAGTATTTCTGACAGGTTATCAAGTTCAACATTGGCTTCCTCAACAATCCAACCAGGCACTGGTCCGCTGGGCACAGGAGTGTCGGTCCACAATGTCTTCAAGGACTCTTGTGCAAACACAGGATCAGAGCTGGGCCAGTTTGCATTTGTTGCACTGCCGACTACTATTTCTTCTAGTGTATCCCACTCGTTACGGCTGTTGATCATATGTGTCCTGTGACCTGAAGGGTATACCTGGGTGTCAGACCCAAATTTGCTGCCATGTGCAAAGTATCATAACTCCACTCTACTGTAGATCCTGCTGCCCAATTTACAAATGGCTCGTTGCAATATTCTGCGTAGTGCCCGGGTTCCCAATCGTTTAAAAATACAACTGCACGTCGTATACTCGATTCCTGTCCTTGCAGATTGAACAGGTCAATATATTTCAAATATAAATCACCGTGGGTGGGCAACACTGTTCCGGTATTCATACGGTAGTAACTGGTACCAATGTCTTGCCATCCTTGTGCAGAAAAGATATCAACAAACCGTTGATTCCAACTTGGCTGTGCACTGCGCATATCGCACATGTCACCTGTGAACTTGGTAGGATACCCTAGTGCAGTCCATTTGGCAACTAAACTTGTATCATTGAATGGTTCGTTGACATAGTCCAAGTTATTAAACTCATCATCCCAAAACTTGTACAGTTGATATTTTTTTACGGTATGCATTATTTTTGTCGAGTATTCCCATAGTGTACCACTTTAATACCGTCCATGGTCTTGGATATTTTTCGCCAAGGATCGACAATGACACTGCCTGGATGTATTGTACAATAAGGTTGTGTATCTAGTTGGTCGCCTGTGTATTCGTAAGTGATCTTGCGGTTGTGTGCCCACAAATAAACAGCAGGACCGTCAACTTCTGCAACAACGTCAGTGGCATCATCTGCCAACGGATCAACATACTTTACATCAATGCCACGCTGCTGGATGTAATGTCCAATCAAGGTCGAGTAGCTGCCAATACAATAAGGAACATCGGGTTTGTATGCCTTGCCGTGAATCACAATGGGCAAGTCCAATTCGAGTTGGCTTTGTGCAATTAAAAATTCTGCTAGGTTCTTTGCTTGTACTTCTCTAGCACTCATAACTGTGTCAAACAAATCGTAACCAATGTCATATTCCTCTGCAAGCCAACGTAGTGCAATATTGTCTCTAGGATGACAATTATGCACTACTAGTCCAGTATCTGCATTTATGTAAAACTGGTCATCGTTGACGGAATGGGTTGGCTCAACTTCTAAGTTGTACACTTTTCCAGTGTAGTTAATTTTTTCAATTTTCATAATTTAATTCCTAGTTTCCTTAATTTATCTTCAGTTAAGATCTCTATCCTAATGTCCGGATGTTGCTCGGCCAATAACTCAAATTTTCTGTATTGCTTTTTGTACCAGTGGGTCGCCTTAGGGTCAACATAACATTGCCAGGTATGCACATAAAAGTCTGGAAAATAATGATGAGTCAATCCGTCATCAGCAACATATGGTATCTTACCGTGATGGCACTCAAATGTTAATGTATTCTCGTCGAGAAATTTTATGAATGCAAGTTCATATTTTCCTTGCACCTTGTAAGTTACACCCGATGAGTGGGTATAATCGTACCACTTGGTGTATCCCATTTGTAAACCCAACAATTGGGAATTATCATATGCCCCGCGGGCCCAGGCATCTATAGATCCTTGTTTGAATTTAAACCGAAATTCGGGATCTTGCATTAGCACTGACCTGGTTGCAGAAACTTTAGCCCTTACATCTGCACGTTTCATGGCATTTTTTTCACCAAGATTGACACCTTTCATAGCCTGCGATAATCGCTCCCTAACTACAGGATTCTGATATGCGTCCCGGACTCCCTTTGTCATTTTTTCAATTCGTGCAGGTTGATTATTTTGTAGCGCTTGCCAACATTTGTTACAAAAATCCTGTGAGAATAATGGATTTTTTTGCATTTTAGCATAATGCGATTTAGTGCGAGTGTGCAGCTTGTTACAGCAGTCACAAATTAACTCTACCATTGTTTCTTGAACTGTAGTTGTTTTTCCAGTTTTTTTGGCAGTCCACGAGTACGATTTTTTGAATTCTTGCATTTTCATACAATTATTTAGTACAGAATTAAAAATATACATAGCAAGCGCCTGCATTACCCAATCTTATACAATTTATCTGTTTCTAAAATTTCTTCTGCTTTGACAATAATCCTGGTTCCGTTGCGCAACACAGGAATTAAATGTTCCGGAGTTGTTAATAATTCGTCCCCGTCATCTGTGGTAAATTTAATTAATTCTCCAGTATAATCTCGGCAGGTAACAATGTCAATTTTTTTCTGGTCTCGAATCCGGCATGAATAATTTACAGAATCAACAAGCCGAATCTTTTCAGAATCCGAGCAGTATTCTGTGTACAAATCTTTCATTGTAATAGCAACACCATTTACAGTAACTTTAAATTCGGGTAACACACAAGCACCAGCATCGCCCATACCTGCTGTCATGTACTTGGGTCCCATGATACGCATAGTGCTACGAGCCAATGCATCAGTTACCACGTCCACATCAATGTTGCCAATCTTCATAGCAAAGTCTTGGATCATGTTTACCAGTCCAACTTTGGCACTGATAAATGTATTGTAGAAGATTTTGATTGCTTCGCATTCGTCCCATGTGCCAATTTCGTAGCGCGGGCTGTTTTGCATGATCTGTTTGTAGATGTCTACTAGCTCGGATGCGACACCGTTCCAGTTTCCGTCTTCGGTACCAATCATAATCATTTCTGGGTTGGCCATATCCCATTTGACAGAGCCCATGGCAATCAAGTATGGATTGTATAAAAATTGATGTTGGTTGTCCAACAAGTTTATAAAGTGTCTGCGGGTTGTGCCAGGCAACACTGTGCTGATCAGTACGACCTTTTTGGGACCGGTGGCATACTGATTAATTTTGTTGATGGCATCTTTCACAGCATCGTGTCCAAAATCTTTGGGCGTCATGTGGCTACTGGGCACACTACCATCGTAGCCTTCTTCGTGTGGTGTTGGAACAGCAATAAATATCCATTCACTTTCGTTTACAGTTTCTTCGATGCCACAAACTTTTATTAGGTCACTGGTTCTTGGGTAAATATCATAACCCCGGACTGTGAACTTTTCTGCCATGACTTCTGCACAGTCCAGTCCCAATTTACCAATGCCAATAAAGCCTATATTTTTCATATTATGAGTGTTCCGTTAGATCGATTATACCACTACATCCAAGGGGTCGCCGAAGAAGTATATGGTGATTGTGTATTAATTTATCGCTTTGCGCCGCATGGATCAAAAAAAATTGAAGATTTAGTATCTCTTACAGTACAAGGACCACTGATAAGTTTGCAGTACCCGCAATTGTATTGTAACGACCAAGAACCACTTAATTACGACTTCTATCAAAAAAATACTTACTCAGCGATTGCCAAAATGCATGATAAAGTACCTGGAATAAATCTAAGAATATTTCCATATAATATATACGATAAATGTTTATTGTTGCACAGTGAAAAATATTCAATTGATGTTCAAAAATATAGAGATAGTCATTTTATTCCTGTGTACTACTGGGCTCATGCTATTATTGCACTAGACTGGTTTCGTTATGCAAAGAATATTAATATAGAATCCAGCAGTACACAAAAACAATTCTTGATATACAATCGTGCATGGAGCGGCACAAGAGAATACAGACTTAAATTTGTAGAGCTGTTGCAACAAAATAACTTGGTAAACGAATGTCAATCATCAGTTAACCCTGTTGATCAGGAACACAATATTCACTTTTCTGAACATGTGTTTAACAATGCGTTATTCAAACCGTTGACTGATTTACAGGATACATTTCCTATAACAACTGCGTCAAGTCATGCAAGCGCAGATTTTACCATCAACGATTATGCTAGTACAAAGATTGAAGTAGTTTTAGAAACACTATTTGATGACACTAGAATACAGTTGACCGAAAAAATACTCAGACCTATTGCTTGCGAACATCCGTTTATATTAGCATCTGCTGCCGGTAGTTTAGAATATTTAAGGAACTACGGGTTTAAAACGTTTGGCGGAATCATTGATGAATCTTACGACTCCGAAGCTAACCCTATTGCAAGACTACATCTGATTGTTAAAGCAATGAAAGATATTACCCAGTGGTCCGGAGAGGAACAACTTGATAATTGGAAAAAAATTAAAGAAATTGCAGCTTATAATAAAAAATACTTTTTTAGCGATGTATTTTTCAAGTTGATAGTTGAAGAATTAAAATGCAATTTAAAACAGGGACTTATTGAGGTAGAAGAAACTAATACCAGCAAAAACTTTCTTTCGTTACGAAAGAAATTTTTTACAACTCTGAAATTTAGCCCATCTTTAAAACAGTACCTGTTGCTCAACAAAACAAGGATTATATATATTTTACTCAAGG